CTTTTTTTTTTTTTACTTGAATAATAACGCTGTAAATAGGCATGATGCTGTAATCCAGCCTAAGGTATCATGCCAGTTCTTATCGAATACCGCAAAGACGATGTTAAAAGCACTTGCAACTAGGCCGATAAAGTGTACATATTCCATCTGAGCCTCCTTACTCTATCAGATAGTTTGCCTGACAATCTGAGCATAGCCCAGATATGTCAAACTCTACCAAGTTTTCTCTGCTCATATCTTGTTTATCAACTGGCTTCTTGCAGAATGGACACTTACCTATTGCTCTGAGTTCCATTTCCTCTCTAAACATCTTCATGAGGATAGTGGAGAGCGCTGGTGTGCGCTCCCCTTCCGAAGTTCTCCAATCACTTCTTGCTGACATCTTTCACCTTCCTCCACCCTTCAGGTGTCTCGACATACTCAGTGCCATCAGATGCTTTCCTATACCGCCTGTCTTTCATGTCCATGCCCTTTATAGTCTTAACAAGCATGCCAGTTACATCAGCAAGACCAGTCGGCTTCGTAAAAGGCTGTATACCTGTCATAGCCCTACGATTGTTTAGCAGTGCCATTGGATGTCTTTTGCTCATCAGTGCCCTCCTTATATGCCTTACCTTTCTGCCTCCTGAATCGAGATGCTTGCCTCTTTGTAGGCTCAATGCCTACACTCTTACAGCGGCTGATAAAGTATGGATTGGTTGCAAACTCCTTGTTTGTAACTGTCATTAGGTGCCCTCCTTAGAACAGCACAAGTACTTCATCATCATAGGTCTCAACATACTCAACCGTGCTTTCTTCAATATCGAAGTAAGGATGCTCTTCCTCCTGAATCTTGTCAGACATATCCTGAAAGCATATGTGCATATCATCAGATAAGTTCTCGATAGCTTCTTTCAACTCTTTCACTGTCATAAGGCTTCCTCCTTTTTATCTTCCTTATAAGGGCATTCTCCATTCCTCCTACACTTAACTACTTCCTCGTCATACATTATGCAAAGGAGGCAGTCCTCAATAGGCTCCCACTTAGCAGGCACTCCATTCGGAGGCACTGCATACCTTCGTGCCAACTCCTTATTATCTCTCAGGAGTAGGTGGCTTGATTTCTTGAGAAGGTTTTTGTAGGCGATCTTTAGGTCCCACATAGACATCTTATTGTCTATGTAGTCCCAACAGTGGTCACAGTAGGAGCACCAGCATTCTATATTCACAACACCTGGCTCCTTGATGAGTTTGATTGTAACGGGGTCTCCATCTTTGTTGATAGTTGTAACTTCTTCCTCTGGATTGAGATATTGTGTCATAGTGGTAATCTCACCACAGTGTATGCAGTGAATATTCTTAATTACCTCAGTGAACACTCTACCGAACACTACCATCCTAGGTCTCTTTACCTTCTCTGCTTCCTTGGCAGCGTTCAGCAGAAGCTTTGGGTTCTTTGCAGCAAGTGCTAACAATAGTTCATCAAGTTCCTGCTCGTTTAGTTCCATCGCAAAACCTCCCAGTTTACTCTGCTTCGATGGTTACTGTTACCTTCAGTGGATAAGGCTTTGTCAATGCCTCCTTGCCAATGTAGATGCTCCTAAGCTTCTTTGCTGTCTCCTCATCAGCAGCATCATACCTTACACTGTGCTTCTTCTCTTCATGCAAGCGTAATGTAACTGTCATAGTATATCACCTCCTTCTTCAAAGTGCCATTATATGCTGCTAACCTTCGAGCTCCTTTCCCAGTGCTTTTGCTGCTCCTTCAGCGAGGAAGTCGTAGCCTGCCTTATCTGTTCTTACCAAATCCATCAGTTCCTTATTGGAGACTGGCTTTTCTTCCGTGCTAAAGAACTCCTTGATAGCCTGTACTTTCTTGATTTTCTCCGCCATTAGATATCACCTCCCTTCCATCAAAAGCATTATATTTTCTCACCATCATGCCAGATTATACCATATATCAAGTGAGATTTCAATAAGATCTCGTAGGCAATACATATGCCTATTCAATCATGCCTATCATAGGCTTTCATAGGCTTTCTCCCTCTCGATATCTTCCTTAGTCTGCATACCTTCTAACATCTTAACTGCCTTTGCCAAGTCATTAGGCGAAGCAGTTGCCTTAAATACATCTATAACTTCATTGTCAAGCAACTGTCTGCCAAGGTACATAGCATTCTTCCTACTCCCAAACATAGGACCGAATATTGTGCCTAGATATGCAAGAGCCTCATCATCATCTTCATAAGTATATATATCTTCCTTAAACCTCTCTTTCAAGTATATAGCAAAGTAGCTGACAATAAGGTTAAGAGCCTCTGACCTCTTCCTCACTTTAAGTCCTACCTTTTCATCAAGGCAACGTATGATAGTAGCCATCGCTCTCACATCTGCCCGAGTCTCCATAACTATTGTTATTCCCATGATAGTAACACCTCCTAGATTGTAATGTAACAGTATACCATACAACCCACAAGATGTCAATACCTCATGCACAGTATATGTTGATATGCCTACTTATATCTAGCACGATGTACATGAGTTAGCATCAGCAACAGAGCATTATCGCTGAACGTCTCCAAGTCATGTATGCTATACTTCTGACCCAGATTATCATCTATCTCTCTCTCTCAGTATTCCTATCATCGAGATACAACTCTCTCAGCTTATCTATCACAAGTTGCCTCACACCCATAAGTATCACCTCCTTTATCTATCTATCTAATAACATAACATGGCTATGTTCATAAATGAACAGAGCATGCAACACATGCAGAGCCTACACCTATGATTAGCATGTGTTGAGTCTTAGCATAATAGTATCACCTCTCTGTATGTTGTATGTTGTATTTTGTAGAATGTGTATGCCACCCATGCTCTCTCTGTAGGCATGCCAAATGAACATAGCCTACATCGTATACATCTATGTATGTATGTATGCCTTCTTTCTCTTTCTTTTAAATTTTTTTTTTAAAGAAGAGTAGGAAGTGTAGGCACCTATGTTCATTTACCCATACAGAAGAGAGAAGGGGGTTGGCATACAGATTCTACACCATACAACATACAACCTACATCTATATAAGGTACCGATAGACTGTCCAGGTTTACTTATTCGATTCCCAGGTCTCCAATATCCTCCATCAACTGAAGGATGAGGGCTTTCTTTGCTTCTGGCGTGAGTCCCTTGATGGCGGTCTTGAGGTCGATTGATTTCGTGCCTGCCTTGTTAACCTTCCATTCTGCTGGGAAAATGGTTTCGCCCCTGTACTTATTCTGAAAGGCAACTTTCGGACTGCTACTACTGACAAGCCTGTCAATCAGATCACCGACTGTCCAGTCAGCAGTGAAGACGAAGTCCACATTTACCCTTGCCGTTTCCTTGGCTTTCTTGGCATCGGCGTCTGCTGATATATCAAGCGCCAACGACTTCCTGACTTCCGTACCTAACTTCGTGTCTAACAATTCCTGTATATCCATAGATACCTCCATGATTGTGATAGATTGTTAGACAGTCTATCGATACCTTCATTATTCAGTTGTACTTACGGTCTTGACCTCGCACTCAAGCATCTGCGCTTTGCACGATTACAGGGCTTTGACCTTGCTCGGGACTGGTATGTCCCTTTCCGTTCCGCTGCTATTGTGTCATAATACATTATACCTTGTTTTGAAAAAGTTGCATGGAAACCATGCAAACAAGCCCCCGCCCATAGGGGAAACGAGCTTGCGGGGCGGGGCGAAGGACCTTTCGCGAGATCTATCCATCTTTATGAAATCCACATTTCTCCACATCATAACAAACTCTGTTCATTAATGAACAAAGCCGGCCTTCTTCTTACTATTATTTTGCGATATTCTCAGGAAGAGAGGTAGAGATGTGCATTTCCACCAAAATAAGTGTTGACAACTATGCAAATGTGTGGTATGCTTATTATACAGGGGAGGAAGGTATGCCTAGAAGACCAGGTCCTGAGACTGAGACTGCTTATCAAGTACAGAAAATTTGGCATAGCCATCATGAGATCATGCGTCTTATGCTCATGGGATGGAAGCAGAAAGATATTGCCAGATATCTCAATGTATCAGAAGCTATGGTCTCTTATACAGCGAATAGTGAGCTGGTGAAGAGACAGATGGCTATCATGCAAGATGCTCGTGACCTTGATGCTATTGATGTAGCAGATGAGATAAGAAAGCTTGCGCCCATTTGCTTAGAGAAGCTGGCAGAGATTATGAAGAGTGAGACAACGAAAGATGCTCTTGTTGTTGACGTTGCTCAAGACTTACTGGATAGGGCAGGCTATAGCCCAGTGAAGAAGCTGGCAGTTGCAGAATATCGCCATCTTACAGGTGCTGATATTGAAGAGATTAAGCAGCTGGCAAGGGAGAATGGTATTACTGTTCCTATGGAAGAAGATGTGCAGGATGTGGAGTATAGTGAAGTTAATGTGGGAGGTGCATGATGTCATATAGAGGTTCTGCAAAGTATATTGCTAGTGCTAATGAGTTTGCAGCTTTTCTCATGTCAGAGCTTGCAGAGATGGGGTGGACTTTGCATGATGATATTAGCACATATGAGAAGGTATATAAGTCAAATGGAGAGGGTGAGGATAGACCCTGGCTATATATAAGGATGGCGAATAACACTCTTTATTGTTATATATACTGGAATGAAGTTACTCACACAGGGACAGCTATCATATCGGTTGGTCTTTCTGCATCTGCTGGAGAGCGTTATGTCTACGGAAATAAAGACCTTGTTGTAGCATACGCAGGTGCTTCCTATGGAGGACCTATCATCTTTGGGCATGTTCCTAATGCTGTAACTAGAAGTCCTATTACAACTTTGCTTGATGGTGCATCTGCTGGGGACGGCGCCACACTGCATGTAGCAGATAGTGCTGGGTTTGTATTAGGAAGGAGGTATCAGATACTTGGTACTGTAGGAGAAGGGCGTGATAGGGTACAGATATCTGAAGTAACAGACGGTAGTCATCTTAAGGTTGTAAACCTTCCAAGGAATTATGGTTCTGGTTCATTTCTTGCACCTTGCCCACAGCCTGCTATCTTCTCAAACATATATGGTACTCCATATATAGTAAATCCTTATGATGCTATAGCACTAAGTACTACTAGCACAGGTGCTATTTTTGGGTATGGAGGGTGGTGTGGCTCAACTGACTATTTCCAAGATCAGTATGTACTATTGCCGCTAACCATTTATGGAAGTTATATGAATTTAGGCTATGCTTCAGACCCATTCTTTGGGATAGCAGCAGGCGTAACGTTGATGGTTCCCTTTTCATTGTCTATAAACTCTGTTCCTATAACTGGGCAGGCTACTAGTGGGGCAGCTGGTGCTATTACAGATACTAGTAAGTCATGGACAATTAATGAGCATGCTAACAGATATATATGGATAACAGGAGGCACAGGTATTAATCAGATAAGAAAAATTGCTAGCAATACTAGCGATACACTTACTCTTACTGCTAACTGGACTACAAACCCAGATAGTACTTCTCTATATAAGATAAGCGATAAAGTGTATAGGTATTTTAATAACTATATAGCAATGGAGGAAACTCAGTGGCCTTAGATTACATTGAGTTAGAATTTGCTGGCTCTCCTATACAAACTGGATATGGTATTGCATTAATTACTGGAGCTTTAGGAGAAGGTTATCCTATAATGCCATATGCAGGAGGTATGGCAGGCTCATTTGGAGACAATTATACTTGGGTCTTTCCTCCGAACTATTGTATAAGTGATGCTAAATATAAGATACAGATAACTAGGCAGTTTATCTTGAGTATATTGGGAAGGGAAAGCTGGTATGAGCTTCCATCAGAGATGTTTGCTCATGATTGGAGTGCTCTTGTATCGGAGTGTGATACTGAGGAGATAATACATACTATGCATACTAACCTAGCTGCAGAGCCTGAGCATGACCCAGCAAGTCATTATGTCTCGAAATATCCGCCTGAATATAATAGCACTTATATAAAGGCAACGAGTGAGGCAGACCCTACTTCATATGCTGCTACCTTAGCATTCAATCCAGCCAACCCGTTGACAGGTGACCATAACCTTAGAGGGTGGCTTGGTAATGCAGCTTCTCAGCAACGTGTTCATGTAGACCTTGTAACGCCAGCTATCATAGAGCGTCTGATTATAAATAACTATCATCATTCTGGTACCTATACAAGTCGAGGTGCACAGAACTTTACGGTCTGGGGCTCAAATGACGGCGATGCATTTGCTGAGCTGACGTATGCTGTGGATACAGACTGGACACAGATTGCTGCTGATATATCTGCTCTTGATGAGCACACAGCAGCTAATGAAGTTGACCCTCAGGTTATTACATTGACTAATGCAGTTGCCTATAGGTATTATGGATTCAAGTTTGCTGACAACTATGGCGGTGAACTTCTTGGCATCAGAAGAATAGAGCTTCAGATATATGTTCCTTAACGTTGATAGGAGGTGTCTTATGTTTAAGAGATTCTTCAAATGGGTAGTTCCTTATCTTGTCTTTGCACTGGTGATGTGCGGCTCTTGGTATGCCTTAGCACAGTCTGTCTCAAGTACATTGAGAACAGCTGGTTCAGCAGCTATCTCAACCAGCACAGCGAAGCTATTTGGTGTCTGCATATATACAGATGGCACCAACGCAGCAACCCTTAAGCTATATGATAATGCAAGTGCAGCGACTGGTAAACAGGTCTTCAATGCCTATGTTCCAGGTGCCACTGGTACAATTTGCCCTCAATGGGAGTCGAGTCTTCGTATAGTCAACGGCATATATGCTGTCTTTACTGGAACAAACGCTTCGTACAATATCTTTTATTCTAAGTAGGTGAGCTATGACAGTAAGAGAGAAACAGGCACTGTTCTGGAAGATGGTTGCTCAGTTGATAGAGCGAGCAGCCAGCCTTGGAAGAGATGTTGTTGTGCTTGAGTGGATGCGCTCGAAAGAGACACAAGCTCAAATGGTTGCTAAAGGAGCAAGCAAGACTATGAATAGTAAGCACTGTGAAGGCCTTGCAATAGATATCTGCTTCCTCGACGACTTGAGAGATGACGGCAAGCTTAACTACAGTGCTGATGAGTATAAAGAGCTTGGTACATTTTGGGAGAGGATAGGTGGAAGGTGGGGTGGACGCTTTGGAGATAATCCTGCTACAGATAAAATAGAAGGCTGGGATGCTGGCCACTTTGAGTATAGTGGCTAATAAAACAGAAGGAGGTAGTTATGGAGTTACAATGGTTCTTAGATAACGGAGTCGCTATCATAGGCATATTGCTCTTTGCAGTAAGCGAGATAGTGGCACTTAATCCAAAGTGGAAGTCGAACAGTGTGATACAGCTTATCCTCGCGCTGCTTATGAAGGTCTTAAAGAAGCCGACAATCGGAATTGTCTTGCTTCTGTCCTTCGCTCTTGTTGCCTGTGCAAGTACAGACTGGCGAAAGACTGCATACGACTCCTATGCACTTGCTGGAACGACACTTACAGAATGCTATAAGGTAGGCGTACAGATGGAACAGTCCGGCTATTTAAAGGGTGAACAGCTGGCAAAGGTAAAGTTCTATTATAAAACAGCGCGAATGGCGTACAGGGAGGCAGGCGATATACTCATCTTGGCGTCAGAAACTGAAGACGCTGTTAAGAGGAAAGCCTTAGTAGGCCAGCTGGATAACGTCTTAATCCAGGTCTTTCAGACAGCTGTCAACATCCAGAAAATCTATCTGGAGGTGCAGAAATGAGTGAGGAGGGAAAGATGGGTATAGCGGAAATGCTGGCACTGGCAATGGCAGCGAAGAATGTGATTGTCGAGATCGTGAAGCTGGTCGACAGCTCTGATAATATGACAGCGATGGAGAAAGAGGAATTCAAGGAAAAGGTGGGCCTTGCAAGAGACCTGCCTCCAGAGTGGCTTTAATATCGGCTATGTTCATTTGTGAACAGAGCATGGATATGAGACAGAGGTGAAATGGTGGAAGACTTAATCAAAGACGAAGTAAAGTCGGTAATGGCACAGTGTTATACCTCGACAAGGACAACTGCAAAGGTGTTGTTCCCTAATAGGTTTAACTTGCCATTCTCACCTTTACACGTCCCTATATTTGAAGCCATCGACAATGATGATAAGCAGCTGGTAGTAATAGCTGCTCCTCGTGGTATTGGCAAGACTTCCACCGTTAACCTCGCATATCCTGCAAAGAAGATACTCTTCAGGGAGAAGAAGTTTATAGTCCCTATCAGTAGTACAGCAACACAAGCGGTTATGCAGAGCGAGAACTTAAAGCGTGAGCTTTTGACAAACCCAGCGATTTGTGAGATATTCGGTCCTATGAAGTCTGACTCCTTCTCGAAGGACCAGTGGATAACAACATCAGGTACGATGGTACTTCCTCGAGGCAGTGGTCAGCAGGTTCGTGGTATCTTGTTTGGAGATTTTAGGCCTGACCTTATCATAATTGACGACCTTGAGAATCCAGAAGATGTAAAGAATGAGGACTCAAGAAAGAAGCTTAAGGAATGGTTCTTTGCTGACGTTATGAACAGTGTGAATAGGTCACTAAAGAACTGGAAGATAGTTGTAATAGGTACCCTGTTGCATGAAGATTCATTGCTGGCAAACTTATTAGAGGATAAGAACTGGAATCCTATCATATTAAGTCTGTGTGATGATGACTATAACAGCAACTGGCCTGACTTTATGTCAAATGAAGATGTTAGGAAGTTAGCTGATAGCTATAGAAAGCAAGGCATGCTTGATGTCTTTTATCGGGAATATAGAAATATAGCAATTTCGACTGAGGATGCTGTCTTTATGGCAAAGTACTTTCAGTATCATAATGAGGCAGAACTTAGTCTGGATAAGAATATCGAGAATATTGTGATAGTTGACCCTGCAAAGACAGTTAAGTTACATAGTGCTGAGAGTGCTGTGATAGGTATTGGACTGAATTTGATAACAGGGAAGATTCATCAGAGAGACTTAATTGCGAAGAAGATGCATCCCGATGAGCTATATGATGCTATGTTCGGGATGTGTCAAGCATTGAACGCTAAGGTACTGGGAGTTGAGGTAACCTCTCTAAACGAGTTCATAACGTACCCTATAAAGAATGAGATTATAAGTAAGAAGATGAACCTTGAGCTGGTTGAGTTAAATGCAAGGGGGAGTAAAGAGGAGAGAATAGCATCTCTTGTCCCTCTGTATAGGAGAGGTATGATAACTCATAATCCAGCCAACTGTGGTCCTCTTGAAGCACAGCTTTTATCATTCCCAAGAAGTAAGAGATGGGACTGTATGGATGCTGAGGCATATGTTGTCGAGATGATGTCGATTGGAGAGAGATACTTCTTCCCAAAGACTGAGTCAAAGGAAGCTATGGACAGAGAAATGCAAGAAATGATGAAAGATGACTATGCAGATATTATCCTCGGAGAAGATGTTCCCATAGAAGAAATTAACTGGAGGCGTATCTAATGGCTGTACAGTACTATTGGCATGGAGGCTCTGGTCCACTTGCTTATAACGACGAAGACTTGATGCCAAATGAGGAGCCTGGTGGAGAGTTACAACAGGCTTTTAGAACAACTGGACAAGGTACTGTGGAGGGTACTCCAACAGAGCCTTATAATGTTATAAGAAAAGTAGATTTTGATGAGGCTGTTACAGGTCCTGCAACTGGAGGGTCTACAGCTAGCGCTATTGCTAGGTGGGATGGCACAGATGGTAGGCTGCTGAAGAACTCAGTTGTTATAGTAGATGATGGTGGAAGCTTGACAGGCATACTGAACGTGACAGCAACTGGCTTTATACAAGGTACTACAGGAAAGTTTACTAATTTAACAGATGGAAAGATACCCTACCATGTTGACGATGCTACGGGTCTTGCGGATGGGCCGATAAAGACAGATGTAGACAGTGCTGTATCTTTGAAGCACGCTGCTGTTACTGTGTCAGCACCCATTGTTTTAACAGGTCAGGCAATTGAACTAAAGAACAACGCTGGTTCCCCTGCACAGGTTACAGCTATTGACATAGGAGCCTTGGCTAATAGTGATACGGTGGTTCCAACAAGCAAGGCAGTTACTACGGCATTAGCCGATAAACTCGACATTACCTCTCTTGTTCTTCCTTTCTATATTGCTGATGGAACACTCGACACTATCCCCTTGACATCTGACCAGAAACTACCTTTCTACAATGCCGCTGGTGCATCAAAAGACATAGTCTTAACTACATAGGAGAAAGCATGGCAGATGTAAATCTTGTAAAGTCTAAATATACAGATAGCGATGTAACCTCTCTTGGCGAACTTGCTGCTGCCGATAATGCCAAGATACCCGGCACACTCCAAGTTGTCGGTGCTACAACACTGGATACTGACCTTACAGTTGCGAATGGTGGTACGGGTGCATCAACGCTCACTGACCACGGGGTTCTCGTAGGTTCTGGTACTGATGCCATTACCCCTTTAACTGCCGGCACAAACGGACAGGTTCTTGTAGGTTCAACGGGTGCAGACCCTGTATTTGCCACGATAACAGACGGTGAAGGGATTGACACAACGCTTGGGGCGGGGACATTAACCATAGCGTGTGAAGATGCCTCGACAAGTAATAAGGGTATTATTGAGATAGCCACTACCGCAGAGGATGTTGAAGGGGTCTCGTCTGCACTGGCAAGTACCCCTGCGGGTGTTGCCGCAGCACGGGCTATTGTGAGCAATCCAAAGGCAATGAGTCAGGCTGTCAACACGACCTATTCTACCACTGTCTATGGCCCATCGGTTGCCGACAACGCTAATCTTGACAATCCAACAAACAACTTTGCTGTATTTTATAAGGTGCGCCTTGCCGACTGGACACCAAGCGCAACTACTTATTTTGTTGATAAGTACGGAACATCTACCGGGGGCTACAAGTTTGTTGTCCTGACAGATGGCAAACTCTTTATAAGGATCACCAGCACCATATCGGCTACGTCTACTGTTGCAACAGGGTTGTCCGATGGTGCTGAAGCTCAAGTGGGGGCAATAATAACCCGTGAGACAGCATCAACGGCTGGGTCGGTGATATTCACCGTCAACGGTGTTCAGCTCGGCGATGCAGTTGCCATAACCGCGGGCGTTCCGACTAACCTTAGCAATAATGAACCGTTATATCTGGCGACACTTAGCACTTCTGGCACTCCCTCAGTTTACAGATATGACGAGGTCACTCATTCTTGTATTGTGTATAACCGTGCCCTCACCGCAGCAGAAGTTCTTGACCTGTATAGGAATGGCATTGCTGATGCGGATAAGTGGGGGAGTCAGACGTTATTAAATACATCAACCATTATAAATCATCCTGCTACACCATATGATACTCTTGATGGGGCTTCCATTACTGGATTTCATGTTGTAGATGATGGTGGGGATACTGGCGTAGGAAGAATTAATAATGTTGTCAATTATGCTTTAGGTAAAAAGTTTCGTGTTGAGTTTGATCTTGTTCTTACTTCTGGGACAGCTCCATTCTATGCTCCTACTGTATCAGCAGGTGGAGCCATTGTTACTGGTGCATCAGCTCAATTAGCTATAGCTGGGCACAATTCATATGAATTTACTGTTGGTGCAGACGCCCCTACAGGATATTTTTCTTGGTATAATGTTTCAACCGCAACAGAGTATACAGTATCTAATTTCTCACTTGTTAAAATCGGTGCAACCTTCGCCCTTGAATCAGAAGGCATCCAACCTAACCCTGGGCAATGGCTTGATAGTTCAAGCAACAAGCTCCACGCATGGCAACCCGCAACAGGTTCATCGTTGACAAGGTACAAGAATACCTTTGAGATAAGGGGCATAAACACATGGGCGGGGACGCATGGGGCGCAATCCGTAACTATGCTCACTGATGCGTCAAGGGCTATGCTTCCTGCGAACTGCTACATAGATGAAATCATAGGTGTGGTTGCAGGGACAACCATTGAAGATATTATCGTAGGTGATGGTTCGGATACTGACCATTGGGTAGCAACGACAACAGGACTTGCAGCAGGAACGGTGTCTTTCACCATTGCTAACCACATCTCCGATGGCACGAACATGGAAATGGTTGTTGACCCTGATTCTAACTTTACAGGGACGATAACATGGACTATAAGAGGACATATTTTAGATTAAGGAGGCATCAAATTGAACCCGCTTTTGAGATCTGAAAATGGTTGGAAAGTTGATAAGCCTTCTCTACTTACGTGGATTATAACTCTTATCATAGGGGCTATCTTTGCTATACCTGGAACCTATTATGGTATGAAGCACTGGATAGCTGAACTTGAGAGGAGAGCTACAGCAAGTGAGGTAATCATAAAAGGAAACTGTGATAAGATATCAGAGTTAGAAAAATATGCAGTTCAAGATAAGATGCAGACTGAGTGGTTTAAGGAGAAGTTCTTATTTATAGGGAAAGCCTTAGAAGAAATAAAGGCTGATCAGAAACGAAGAGTAAAGGTTGAATGGAGGTAAGGATGGCGCTCTATATAACAGGTGGCTATAAGAAAGGCACTATACGCTTCAATATCTTAAAGAACTTAGAGTATAAGTATCCTAAGGATGCTAATAACAAGGCTATGGACTTAAAGCCTGGCTCTATTCTTCATAATAAGATTATTGAAGAAGTTAACAGAAGGGCTCAGGCAAGCTATGACGTTATGAAGCGTAGGCATCCTTACTGGAATGCTATTGATGAGAAGCTTACCTCTTATATTACGTTGGATGAGAAAGAGACGCTTATCAAGGCAAATGACGTTAGGAAGCCTGTTGCAGTTGTGGTTCCTTATAGCTATGCTACACTTGAGACCCTCATCACTTATATGGTAACCGCTTTTCTTGAGCTACCATACTTTAAGTATGAAGGTGTTGGAGATGAAGATGTTATAGGAGCTGCTCTTCTTGAGAAGATAATCGAGATTCACTGTAATCGATTCAGAGTTGGGCTGTCTCTTCATACTAACTTCAGGGATGCCTTAGCATACGGCTTTGGGGTTGGAAGTCCTAGCTGGGCTGAAAAGTGGGGCTGGATGAGAAGGCCAAATCCAGTAGATGGAACTATCGCAAAGTTAGACAGCCTATTGTATGAAGGCAATGAGCTACTGAATATTGACCCTTATCTATACCTTCCAGACCCTTCTGTACCAATACAAGATGTGCAGAGAGGTGAGTTTGTGGGCTATATACAGAGGTCAAACTTCATGACTCTGTATGAAGAGGAAGGCATGAGCGGTGGAGATATGTTCAATGTCGGCTACCTAAAGAATGCTGATGCTCGCTCAGATATACTATATAAGACAGACCCTAGCAATAGGGAGAAGAAGTATGGAGGTGGTGGAAGGGATGAAGCTACGTCAGATACTAATCCTATTGACATAACTTATATGTTCATGAAGATTGTGCCATCTGATGAGGAATGGAAGCTCGGTCCTGAGAGATATCCAGTGAAGTGGCTGTTTGGAGTAGCTGGCGATGAGATTGTAGTTGTTGCAAAGCCAGTGAACCTAGACCATGATATGTTTCCTATATGTATCAACGCACCTGAGTTTGATGGTTATAGCCTTACACCGATAAGTAAGGTGGAGATGACATTTGGCTTGCAGGAGGTTGTAGACTTCCTATTTACAAGTCATGTCACTAACGTAAGGAAAGCAGTCAACGATATGTTCATAGTTGACCCATTCTTAGTGAATATAGCTGACTTTGAGAATCCAGCTCCTGGGAAGCTTATTCGACTGAGGAGGAGTGCCTGGGGAAGAGGCGTCGAGAATGTAGCAAAGCAGCTTGAGGTGAATGATGTTACTCGGACAAACATCTCAGATGCAACATTCGTTATGGATGTTATGTCTAGGGTAACAGGCGCTGTTGATAGCCTTCAAGGTATAATGAGGCATTCTTCTGAGAGGCGTAGTGCTACTGAGGCAAGGGATACGAGAATGTCAGCCATTAGTAGGCTGGCAAAAATGGCTCGTATTACGAGTCTGATGTTCATGCACGATGTTGGTTATATGTTCGCTAAGCATACTCAGCAGCTTATGTCTACTGAGATGTTTGTAAGGACAGTTGGAAGGTATCAGGAGATTCTACAGAAGGAGTACGGTGAGAGGGCCTTAGTCAACATAAAAGATATATTAGTTGACACTGATATTGAAGTTGGCGATGGCACTATCAATACCGGCGAGTTTATTGACACTTGGAAGGACTTATTTCAGATAATGGCTACGCAGCCTTGGGTTGGAGCTCAGTTCGACCTTGTTAGGGTCTTTAAGCATATAGGTAGAATGGCTGGTGCAAGGAATATAGATGACTTTGAGAACAAGGTCAAAATCAAACCAGTTGTAACGCCTGATGCAGATGTTGAGGACCAGCTTAAGGCAGGCAACATAGTTCCTATAGGAGGGGCTAATGCAGGCAACCAAGGTGCAGTTTGAGGACTTTGTTAGGTCCTTAGTATACAAAGATATCAAGGTCCTTCTGCTATCGAGATTAAGTATTGTTAGAGATGACCTTGAGAAAGTAATCCCTGGTCTTAGTGCAACAGAGCAGGCGATGATTGACTTGGTAAACAAAGGAAGGGCTGAAGAGCTTAGGTATGCAGCCGAACTTGCAGAGGTTATAGTAGAAAACTGGGAGGAATATACTAAGGAGGAGGAAGAAAGAGATGGCAAATGAGGGTGAAGGAACAGGAGTACCTGCTGAGGGAGCAGGTGAAGGAACAGGAGCAGTTATACCAGATGCTGGTGGAGATATCGATTTTCTTAGTGAGGTCGGTCAATCTACTGGTGAGACTGTTGTTAAGGCTGCGAAGGAGGATGATAAGGCAGCTCCTAAGAAAGCAGATGACAAAAAGCCAGATGAGAAAGCTGCAGATGGCACTCCTAAGGGAGATGAGCCTCCTGCATCAGATGAGGAAGAGCCGCCCCTGGATGAGAAAGATGCAGAGATAGCTCGACTGAAAGAGGAGAATGAGAAGCTGAAGGCAGTTCCAGCGAAGGGTGAAGAGCCAGAAGAGCCGGAAGTCCCTGCTGTAACTCCAGAGCAGCTGGCAGTTGATTTCATAGCTGATGATAAGGAGTTTGATGATGCCTTCGAAAAGAAAGAGGCAATGAACAAGGTACTTCAGAAGGTTATGGCTAAGTCAATCGAGACTGTATTGGTGGCTATGCCTAAAGTGATCGATAAGGTTGTAAGGAACCAGGTCTTGGTATATGCCAAGTCGATAGAGTTCTGGAATCGAAACAAGGACCTTAAGGAGCATGCTAAGTTCGTTGGCGAAGTTATCAACGATATGATAGGGAAAGACCCTTCGCTTAAGCTGGATGATCTCTTTGGGACAGATGGCAAGCCTGGAAAGCTTGACACTGAGGCCAGAGCTCGGCTAGCATCAAAGGGGAAAGCTAAACAAAAGGAGGTGAAGAAAGAAGAGCAGCGCGAAAGGCCTGCATTTGTTAAAGGAGCTGGTGCCAGAGTACCAGTAGCAAAGGTGCCAGATATGACGCCACTTGAGGCGGACATAAAAGATCTTATCGAATAGGAGGGAGTAGGATGAACATTGACGGAAGGTTGAATCAGTTTCTCAGAAGCGGCGTGTTACCTACCTATCCAACGCAGCTTGGTAAATTTGCCTCTGCAGCGCAAGGAAATGGCATAGGCATTACCAGAACAAGAACAGCTGCGTTTAGGGTGTACGCTGATGATAATGGTGTAGCTCTTACAGGTACGGGCTCAGTCCCTGACGTAAGAGGTACGTTATCAAGGTTCTTGATTACCAAAGATAACACAGGTGGTCATATAAGAGCCTGGGGCCTGATGGGACAGCTTAAGTCCTATGATGGCAAGTGGAACACCGAGCAGGTTGCCGCAGTACATGGTCGGCTTGAGATCGTAAGAAGCGCAGCCACGCTTACACTTGGTGGCTATGGTGTATCAGCAAGCGGCGCCTTTACAGTCGCAACGAGTGGCGCTATAACAGTTGACACTAACCATGTGTTAGCTGGTGTGGCAGCTATCTCTGACTTTAGGGCAACGTTGACACAGACTGGTAAGACAGCTGGTCTCTTTGTTGGGAAGTATGATACGACAAACTGGTCAGATGGCACAGCCAGGACAACATGGAACTACGGTCTGCTGATTGCAAGCGGGGCTGTTGCTATGGGTATTAGGATAATCGCTAATACCGGAGTAACTATGGACTCCCACCCAGCAGCTGGTGGAACCGGTCTTAAGATTCATACCCACTTGAACACAACCGAGTGGGGCAACGAGTTCAAGGGTGAGTTCGTAAGTACATCAGGTACGATGGATGGAATCGCAGCTCACTATCACATGTCGGCAAGTGGAACAGGTGTCATGCGCTCGATTATAGGCGTGGCATATCTGGACTCAGGAATAACGCTGTCTGGAACATCAGCAGCAGCCAGCTGGATTTCAGGCATCCTCGGCTCTGTAAACGTAGCTGGGGTACTGAACGGAACAGCAGTAACGGTAACGGGAGTTTATGGTGGTCTTGGCTCTATGACAGGTGGAACGCTGACAGCGTGTAAGTATATGTCAGCAATCTGGGCTGATTCCCAGGTAACACAGGTCCCAAGCTCTGGTGAAAGCCAGTTGCTGCTCATGACCAATGGCGCGGGTGGAACGCTGAATCAGGCAATCTATGTAGATGCCAGCGACAGGATTTCAGAGTTTGCTCACTTCGTTAACTGTGCAACTATGATAAGCGCTAAGACAGATGCCGATGTTGCCTATGCTCACTACAGAAAGCTGCTCGTAACAGTTGATGGAGCCCCAGGCTGGATTTATATCGAGATGGCCTCATAGGAGGTACTATGGAGCTTGAGCGGAAAGACATGCCAGCAAGAACTTATCTGCAAGGAAATCAGAAGGTATCCTTAGCAGAGAAGGGCAAGATCAGGGTTCAAACGAAGTCTCATGGCGGAGAGTGGGTAGACTTGATTGAAGAGACTATCCCAAACGGAAAGGCCTGGGATGTCAGCTTAACTATGTATGTCGAGGAGGTGTAATGTGGCAAAAGAAAAACCTGTAAAGACGGTAAAGCCAGATGATGGCAGACCGCCTATAGACGAAAAACCAGAGGAGGTTTAACCTATGCAACTGAATGTTAAGGAGAGGTTTATGGTTATGCAACTGCTTCCGAGAGAAGCAGATATCACAACCATTAAACTTGTTATGGAGGCGAAGCTTAAATTAGGACTCACCGAAGCGGAGTTACTACTGTTTGAGGTAAAGCAGATACCAACTCCCCAAGGTGAAATGACAGCTTGGGATGATAAGAAAGAGGACCTGTACTATGCAGAGAAAGGTATGCCTAACTTTGACATTGGGCAGATTCTCCTGAAGCATATCCAAGATGAGCTGAAGAAGTTGAATGAGTCCAAGAAGCTTACGGAGTCACACATCTCGCTATATACAAAGGTCGTTGAGGGAGGCCTACTGGTTATTAAATAGTGAGATTTGATATAAGAAAATACGGCACCTCAGCGTTATACTGAGGTGACAAAACTAACAGGAGGAACACGTTATGACTTCAACAGTGGCTTTTATGGGAATGAGAGGCAACGGTGATTGGGCTACCGATGAGCGCCCGAAGTCGTGGAGAGAGACTATCCTGTATCTCTATCCCAACGGCATGGCTCCTCTTACTGCAATGATGAGTAAGATGGGCGAAGAGAAAGTAACAGACCCAGAGTTCAACTGGTGGACACAGAAGCTCCCGACACAGTCCGGCGCTATAACAGGCATCTTTACAGATGTCCTTAGCACACCGTATGTATCTGGTGGAGCAGCTGCAGCAACTCTGTATGTTCAGATGGCTCTTGCAACAATCGAAGAGTTCAGGGTAGGTCACCAGATTCTCCTGAGGTGCTCTACTGATACAACCCTGGATGTTGTTGCAAAGGTAACAGCAAGGACAGATAATGGTGCGAGCAGCTATCTGACCATCAAGTTGCTGGAAGCTGACGACAACAGCACACAGAGCAAGACCCTGGCAAACGCTGACAGAATCCTCGTGATAGGCAATATCAACGAGGAGGGTGCAACAATGCCCAACGCAATCAGCTATATGCCGACAAAGTACAGCAACTACACCCAGATCTTTCGGACTCCCCTCAGTATCACAAGGACAGCGCGTGAGACCAGGCTGAGAACCGGAGACCAGTACAAGCGGATGAAGAAAGAGGCTCTCGAGATGCACGGTATCGAGATGGAAAAGTCCCTTATCTTCAGCATCCCGACTGAGGGCACCGGAGACGGTGGAAAGCCTGAAAGAACAACTGCAGGCCTTCTGTACTTCCTCAGGACACACGTTCCTACAAACGTATCTGACTTCAGGATAAATTCCACCTACAGTGGTAAGGCCTGGGCAGATGCAGACGCTGGCGAAGCATGGTTTGATACTATGTATGAGCAGCTCTTCAGATACGGCAGGCCTGAAAGACTTGCATTCTGCGGAAGCGGGGCTCTTCTTGGTATCAATCAGCTTGTGAGAGCAAACTCTCACTTTGAGCTGACCACAAAGACAGTCTCATATGGTATCAAGGTAACTGAGTGGGTTACCCCGTTTGGGACAATCTACCTGAAGACTCATCCTCTGATGAGCCAGGAATCAAGCACCCGCTATGGCATGCTTCTTATGGATGCCGAGAACTTGAAGTATCGCTACATCACTGACACGACCTTCTACGGAATGTCGCAGACAGGCGCTCAGGCTCCTGGCGGTGTAGCAACAGCCGGTGCAACATACGGAGCAAGAAAAGATGGTACAGATGAGGAGTATCTCACTGAGATGGGCCTCGAGCTGCATCACCCTGATACTTTCATGTATCTTGATGGTGTTGGCTGTGCCAACGCTGTGTAACAAAGAGATCTGACATATTGGGGAGGTTAATCCCTCCCCTCTATGTTCATTAATGAACAGAGGCGGTGTTATATGGCACTTACAGATATAGAAGCATTATGTCTACAGTTTAGCGGCAGGGCTGATTTGACTGGGTCTGGCTTTGATAGCTATATCAACGCTGGGCAGAAGTTGCTTGACAGACTGCTGACAGAAGGGAAGATTAAGGCGAAGATGGTTATTGATATTCACTCAGGTGATATATCTAAATCATTCAAGTATTGTAGGGCAGTTGAGGAAGTATGGGTAAATGCTGAAGAGGCAAAATATCAGCTTATACCTGTTTCTCTTAACTGGTTACGAACTACTTATCCTGATAAGTCATCGAATATAACTCCTTCGAAGCCTGAGTACTTTGCTCCTACCATTATCAGGCCGTTGGGAGGAGCAGCTGCTACTCCTGAGACGTTAGTGCCATCCAGCTTTCATCAGTCACAGATTTCTGAGGGTATAGTGTATGATGGAGCTTGGCAAGAGCTTGATGGTATTATCTGGATGCCTCCAGCTGATGGAGACTACACTCTCGAGATATTTGGGAAGTTCTTCAGCATACCTCTTGATGCAACAAACGTAACAAAGAGCTTCTGGACTGAGAACTATCCATTTGTACTAGCATGGGCAGCTCTTTATATGCTTGAGGTCTCCTATCGAAATACAGAGGGTGCAAAAGACTGGATGAACGCTATTATGGGAGATATTAACGAGACTATCAAAGATAAGATTGAGGAAGAGGTTTATCAATCTAGCGGACAAATGGAGGGCTAACATGGCTGACAGACTTAACAGACGTGAGAGACGTATTATAAAAGGTAATACGGTTACAGAGCAGCTGGATAGCATAGATAAGGCTATGACAAGGATGCATCGTCACTTGAATCATTCAGCCACAGTAGTGATGCCTCCGTTGCCTATTTCATCGTATGCAGCTGAAGTTCCTGAAGGAGGAGATATACTAAGGTTTATGTTTCCTCTTAAGGGAATCGTTAGACGTCTTGTTATAAGTATAGGCAAGATGGATGTTCCAAAAGGGGTTGAGAAGATAGCCAGCGTAAGGGTGTCTTTTATATCAAAGGGGATAGAGACAATCAGGAGTGTAAAGCTGAGAAAAGGCCTTAGCCAGGTTAACCTTGACGTCTCTGTAGAAGTAGGAGATAAGGTTACCTTATATGGAGAGAAAGGTGATGGTACTACCATAGTCACAATTAGTGATATATGGTTCTCCTTACTTCTTGAGATAGAGCAGAAGGAAGCCAATGTAAAGAGTATGGTATTGGCAGGACTTGAGAAGGCTGAAGATGAGACTATCGAAGCACTGGCATCGGAGGTATAAGTCATGAGAGAAGTGTCTTCACGATTTGAGGGATTCTCTATAGGCTTGAGAAAGTATGCCAAAGTTCCTAGGAATACACAGGTATTGACACAGTGTCTCAATGCGAAAGTTGGGCGAAGCGGGCTAGAAGAGTATACCTCCATAACATCTCCCTTCGTGGCGCTGCCTACCCTCAGCCACCCGTTTCCCCAACTCATTCCTACAATGCCAGCGAGGTATATTGCGGTAGCTGATAAGGTATACTTGGTTAATACAGACTGGAGTCTGACGTCTCAGTTGACAGGTATCACAGGAAGTAGACTGTTTCATGTTGCAGACTTTGGTGCGTGGCAGGTATGGACTAACGGCACCAAGTTGATTGAGCGTAACTATAGCACAGGTGTCTTCTCTATATCAGCTGAGACATGGACTGCAAGGACAGTATGTAACTTTAGAGGGCAGCTTGTTGTAGGTGGCATATCTACAAGTAGAGACCATCAAGTGTTCTACAGCCAGATAGGCACTGGGACACTGGCAACTGTCTTGGCATATACAGGTGTATCACCATCAGCTGGCATGATGCCAATGCTATGGAGGAAGCAAGGCTCTGTATATATGGTTAAGCCGCTGGGAAAGGCTATCATGGTATATGGCTCCTGTGGTATAACAGCCATGATTAAGGAGTCAGAATATGCCTTATCATATATTCCTGTGTTTGGGAGGAAGGAGATTGCTAACTTTGGTATTGCTAGCGCTCATGCAGTTGCAGGTGATGATACTATGCATGTCTTTATAGACGAAGGTGGCACAGCATGGCAGATAGGCGAAGACCTTGTGATGAAGGAGCTTGGTTATCAGGAGTTCTTCAGTGCTATGACAATGGCTAATATTGTTGGTAGCTTTGACTCTAATCAGAAGGAGTTCTACTTCACAGATGGCTCAAACACATACCTGCTATCACAGGGCGGTCTGACATGGATATTTGAGAATCCAACGTCTCTTGAGTTTACATCAGGAGGCTTGATAGGTGTAAGAGGGCAATCAGCTGACACAACGTTTGTAGCTGTCACAGATACCATAGACTTTGGTAATCGAGGTGTTAAGACAATTACAGGTGTTGAGTTAGGTATGACATGGCCTAGCGCATTGGGCGCAACTTTAGAGGTAGCTGTTGACTATAGGTATAATACAACAAGTGCATTTACACGAAGTGCTTTCAAGGCTGTAAATGCAAATGGCTTTGTATTTCCAATAGTCAGTGCTGTAGAGTTCAGGCTCGTTATAAAGGCAAGTAGCTATATAGGCTGTTCACTTGATTATGCAGATATCAGGTGGAAACAGTCCGATAAACGAATGATAAGGGGGACCTATGCAACTGCGACTCCTCAAACTGCTGCCCAATCAAATAGCTGACCATTGGGAGAGTTTGAAACCAACTATTGAGGCATCGCTACCACCTATCTGCTTTGATACACAGGATAGGATGTATCTTATCCTAGAAGCATTGTTAGATGGTAGGATGGATTTACTCACATTCTTCGGAATTGATGAAGAGATGGATGTGTCTATAAGAGGCATAATGACTGTTACCTTTGATAAGGCTATAGGAGTAGAGTTTAAGACAATGTTTATCTACTCTATATTTGCCTTTGGAGAGTATTCAGAGGACTTATGGATGCAAGCTGTTGACCTACTGAAGAAGTATGCTCAGGCTAATGATTGTAAGAGGGTAACTGCTCTAACAAAAGTAAGGTCACTTCTTGCTCTTCTAAAGCATATAGGAGCAGATACTGATACACACTATATAATGTGGGAGGTATGATATGAGCGGAGGCGGAGATTCAGGAGGCGGAGGCGGAGGAAGTTCTGGAGCTGTTAGCTATCCTGCATATATGCAGGCTCAGCATGAGACATGGTTAGCTGCACTAGCGGCTGACATACTTGCTGCTCATGCAGATAGTCCTTACACAGGTGTAAGTGCTTATGACCCAGACGATTGGCTTGACGCTATGCTTGCTGCCCTTGATAGTTTTGCTGGTGTTATAGCAGAGATGTGTACTGACTACCTAGATATCACAGCATTGAAGGATGCTGTGCATGGCTATGAACTACAGGTCGAAGGGCTGAATGTAGGGACTAGCTGGGGAACATTTGTAGACATTGCACAGGCTCAACTAGAGACTACGTCTATATCAGAGGTTGAGATATTGGCTGATGTGTCTGCTTTCAGCGCTATCTTAACAAACGATGTAGACTCAAAAAGTGTGGCGAGGTTTGAGTCAGGGATGCAGAATATCAACGCTGTTATGTCTAGCGCCTTTGTTATTGGCAAAGCGTTGATATACAGCGAGAGGGATGCCCAGATTGCAAAGTATACGGCTGATATAAGGCTGAAGGCGTGGGAGCTGAACAATGCTTGGAAAGAGCACAGGAATCAAGTATCATTCCAGGCAGCTACTGGCATGCTTGATGGGCACTTGAAGGGCATAGACGGATACCGTCAGCTTGCTCTTATAACGGCTGATATCTATATAAAAGGAGTTGAGTTCAAGCGGGCTCTTACAACCATGACTCTTGAGATGCTTCGTGTAGGCATTGTTGCAAAGAAGGAAGAAGCTGATGAGAACCTTCGTATAGATGTTGCTGATGCGAAGTGGCCTCTTGAACTGTATCAGCATGGCGCCAATCTGTTAGCTGGTATCGGAGGTGGTACTCATACAACTGAGGGTGGCAGGAAGCCATCTACATCATCATCTGTCCTTGGTGGTGCTATGTCAGGGGCAGCTATGGGAGCTATGGTAATGCCTGCTAATCCAATGATGGGAGCTGGGATAGGAGCGATACTAGGCGGTGCAGCAGGTGCCTTTTTATAAATGCTATGTTCATTAATGAACAGAGGAGGATACAATGGGATACTTTGTAGGCGGAGACACACCAGACGAGTGGGGACAGCTTATGAGTCAGATGTTTTCTGGTATGCAGGGAGGCACTCCTCAGGAGGGCACTCCTGGAGAGGGGATTGTAGACCCTAACTCAGCATCACCACCAGCACCTGTATCGTCAGAATCAGTGGCACCTAAGACTGGAATGGGACAGGTGGAAGAGTTTTTCAAGAATCCAGGCTGGATGTCAGTATTGGCTAGGACTGGCTCAATACTGTCTGGAAAGAACACTCCAATGGGTCAGTTTGGTCAGATGACTGCTGACGTTGGCAAAGGGCTTCAGATGAATGAAGCTATGAAGAAGATGCTTGGTCCTTACCTTAAGGCAGCAGCCGGAGGTGGTGTGGGGCCTGGAGGCGTTGGGACAGGAACAGGAACAGAATCAAAGGGAAGTAGCTTGGGCCCTTCTACGACCTCTCAGCCTGGTTTAAGTAGCTCGGGGGCTGTGGGTCTAGACGCTTCCGAGTTACAGAAGGCCTATGGTGATACTGCCAAGATATCTGGTGATGCACAGACAAGAGAGGTACAGAAGATAACATCACTTGCTCACCTTATCACTGCAAAGGCAGCTCTTGATATGATGCCTACTGAGAAGAGGTTGAAAGAGGCTCATGCTACCTACTATGAAGACACTGCCAAGAAGCTTGCACAAGAGGCAGCTGCTGCAGCTAAGACAAGAGAGACATGGGATACTTGGAGAAGTAATCCTATGACGGTAGAGCAGCTTAAGGCTATGGGACTTAATCCAGCTGCAATATCGTCTATCATAAGTGCTGACCATAAGACTGGTATGACTGAGTTGGCAAAGTATGGCCTTGAGCAGTATAAGGAAGACGTTAAAACAAATGTGCTTACTCCAGGGTCTGGACTGTATAAGAAAGGTAAGAAGATTGCTGAGCAGCCTAAGGATGATAATGCAGGCGATAAAGGCTGGATTAATACAGATGCTGGTAACCTTGCCTTTGGAGACATAAGGAAAGATGTTGAGACAGACTATATTACAAGTCTTGGAAAAGGTAAGGAGAAAGAGGGCAGACAGAAACTTGGTCAGCTGTTTCTTGACCTTCAGGACCCAACTAAGGCAGCTTCTGCATCAAGTGCTTTGTATGGCTCTATGTCTCCTGCTACTAAGGAAAAGTTCCTGAAGCTGAAAGATGCCTATGCAGCCTCTAAAGGTAAGACAGGTAAGTGGTCTAACTATCGCCTCTTCATAGACAACCCAAATCCTCCTGCAAAGGAGATGTTGCCTGGGGCTCCAAGTGCCAAGCCGGCTGTAGATACGATACCTAGCAACACTGATTTTGATAGAGCAAATGCTGAGAATAGAGCAAGGTATCTGGAGAACAAGAGGCCAGAGTTTGAGGCAAAGCTTAAAGGGGAGAAACCTGGAAACTATACATTCCCACTGAAGACTGGACCTGTTGAGGTATACTGGGATGGGAAGAATATACAGTTTAAGATATCAGTTCCTGGCGGAGGTAAATGATGGCTGATACACCTATACCTGATGAAGAGATTGGACAGCCTATACCAAGCCATATCTATACTATGGCAGAGGCTATTAACAAAGCTCATATGAATGTCTTTGCACAGCTCGGACTAAATCCACCTGTTGAAGAAGAGTCTGCTGAGCCGATTCCTACTGACATCTATGATAAGGTAAAGCATGCCACAGACTTAACAGCGGCTGCAGTGGCAGGGGTATCTTCCTCTGCACTTAGAGGTGAGATTAAGGAAGATACAGGGACAAACGTAGGTGGAACAGAGCTGTCAGATTGGGAGATAGAGAATCCAAGAATAGCTGGCATTGTTAAGGCTGCTAGGACAGCAATCCCAGCAACAGCAGCTGCCATAGGTGGCGGTATTGCCACTGGTGTAACGCTTGGAGCCTTTAATCCATTTGAAGGTACTGTTGGTCTTCCCTTTGGTATAGGGGATAGGTATAGGTATCCTGCTAAGACGTTGGGAGAGATGGTATCTGGTGTTGCTGGAGATACTGAGGGGGCTGTAGATGTAGGCGGTACAAAGATACAGCCGTGGGAAAGAGAAAATCCAGTCGGAGCAGGCTTGACTAATGTTCTTAGGACTGGTGCTGAGATAAAGGGTATTAGTGGGCCTTGGAAAGCTATATCAGGCGGTGTTACTAAGGGTGTAGAGAAGGCAGCAAGAGTAATATCTCCAGGTGGTAAAGGGCTTGCACCAGTTGCTGAGAAGATATTCGAAACTGGCTCAAGGGTAATACCGGCTAGTCAGCATATAATAGATGCTGCTACTAAAATCGGTATTCAGACAATAACTGGTGGTATAGTAGGAGGAGCTATGGGAGGCCTTCCTTCTATATTTGAAGGTATGGCTATTGGTGCTGTTGCAGGTGGTGCTGGAGAGGCACTTATAGGTGCAGCTAAAGCAATAAAGGCAGGCCCACTCAGAGACCTGTCTAACAGTCTGACTGACCTACTTTATAAAGAGAATAGGGATAGTGGACTCACTCCTCAACAGGCTAGGAATGCTGCTGATGTTATTACAGAGAGAGTGAGAGGACTTTCAGTTCGAGATATAAAGGTGGCTACCAAGCGTGCTAAGGCTCGTGCTACTACAAAGCCATATAGAGAAGAGCCTGTTGAAGAGCCTCCTACAACTGCAGCTGAGAATCAGGTAAATATTATCAACGAGATTAATGTTGCAAAGAAAGAGGCAGCAGCTAAGGAGGCAGCTGAGGCAAAGGCTAAAGCTGCGCCTGTTTCAAAAGTTGAGAAGCCGATAAAGGTAGCTCCCTCGCCAGAGGCACCAGAGGTGACCAGCATAGGTGTCAAACCTCTTGAGGTGACCACAGAGGGGGCTACTATACCTTCAGCTACGCCTTCAGCTAAGGTAATAGAGTTATTCCCTGGGAAGGAGCCCCCAAAGTTCGCAGCTGGTAATAAGGTAGTAGCCACTGCTCCTATAGTAGATGGAGAGGAAGTCCTTGGAGTAAACGATAAAGCATTTGAGTTAGCTAAAATGCTAATTGGTGAAAAAGAGCCAAGAGGTAAACGTCTGCAAGATACGCTTATGTCAACAAGGCTTATGGTAACTGATGTAGCTCAGTTCAATGACGCTTACAATCAGCTTGCTACTCAATACAAGAATAAGGGCATAGCTATAACATATGCTCTTGAGGTTATGGATAAGAGAGGGCTACTTAAGGAAGCTACATCTACAGAAGGCGTAAAGATGACGCCTGTTACCTCTGAGCCTACACTACTTCGTCCAGAACCAATAGAGGAGGTATCCTCCAAAGCGCCTGTTAGACCGACAGAGGAGTGGGAAGCAGACGTGGGAGCTATGCCTGGAGAACCTATATTAATACATAAGAATGGGGCAATAGTAGAGAGAGTTAATGAGAAAAATAAGGTTCTTTATGAAGCTGTTAATAACGAAGGACAGTCATTAGGGATGTCTCCTAAGTTAGATGATGCAAGGAAATTAGTTGAGTCTGCTACCTCTCTCGAATCTGCAGTAAGTGAGACACCAGTCGCAGACTTGCTAACTGGGAAGACAGTACCAACAGTAGGAGGTGAGACAGATGCCAAAAGCGTACGAGTCACTGAGGAACGAGTTCCTCGAAGAAGGATTGCCTCTAAAGCAAGCAAAGACCAAGGCAGCAAAGATCTACAACAGCAACCGGTCGAAGGGAGTGAAGGGCTTCCAGAAGCAGCTCCCAAACAAGCCAGAAAAAAGGTAACTGAAGTTGAAGAAGAGCTAATCGCTTTGCAGGATGAAAAGCTTGAGCCTCCGGAGCCGACTGATGAAGAATTGAAGGCTCTTGAGAAGGAGATAGATGCTGAAGTTCAAAGTGCTGGTAGTCTTCATGCGTGGTTCGACTCTGACAACGACTTTGCCGCTATTATCGAGGAGCTCAAAAAAGAGGAAGCTGTATGGGAAGACGAGACTGAGCGACATTCTAGAGCTGTGGAGGAGCGCAAGTCGTCTAAGAGTCGACGCCTCGCAAGAGTGGAGAAGAAGATAGCTGAGGCTGAGAAGCAGCATGTTATCATGACACCTCTTGTTGAAGATACGCTGGTAGATGTTAGAACACCGAGTGAGAAGGTACAAGGACACTCTCTGTATAAGACAGATGAACAGCTTGCTAATATTAAGGAAGATATTGAGAAGAAGCTAGCCACATCTGTTCCACTATCAGATATAGACGCTATTGATTATATATCAGCAGAGGCTAGCTTAGCGTTTAGGCAAGAAGGTTTTGGCTTACAGGATGTAATAGATGCTATTGAGGCAAGAGGCTTAAACGCACCTAAGCTATTTGACTTTCTTGATGTTATCAGGGATGCTCTTGAAGCAGGGTCGTCGCCTGATAGTAACCTTATGATGAGGTCTACTCTTAAGGGTATAGAGGAATCTTCTATTGGAGCGACAGAGGCAAAGCTTGACTTCAATCGTGAGCAGGTCCTTGAGATAATGAAGAGGGATATGCTTAATCAGCGTCCTGAGGATACTATCGTCAATGAGCTGTTACAGAACTCTATTGATGCTTATCCGCCTGAGGTAGTGCCTAATATCACTGTCGCCCTCCTAGATAGTGGAATGATCTTTGGTGACGATGGGATAGGTATGAGTCCTGAAGAACTTAGAGAGGCCTATCTAAAGATAGGTAATATTGGTACAAAGACTGAGGCTAGCAGAGGTGGATATGGCTTTGCTAAGGTACCGATACTATTATATCCTGATAAGATCACTGTAATATCTAAGCAAGATGGAAAGCCAGCTTATGTTTTTACTGCATCTAGAGAAGAGTTAATGAAGGGCTCACCTATTGCTATTGTACCTTTTGAGGGTACTACTATTGCTGAAGATATAAGAGGTGGAGAGAAGATACTTGATACTCATGGCACTATTATACAGCTAGAAATAGGCAATTTTAGTTATTATAAGCGTGTAGCTGTAAAAGGACGTCTTGAGTATTATGGAAGCAACTTAAGAACTAAGACTGTAATAGGCATAGGGTCAGACCCAGTAATAGAGACCAGTAGCTGGGAGTCTACGCAGTCTATGTATCCTTCTCATAAGGTAACAGTAAAGGACTCTGATGTAGAAGTTAAGTATGTCCCATGTGAGCAGTATGGTGGTAGGTGCTGGGGTGGCTATCAGATTAGCACAATAGTCCTTAATAAAGGGCTGCCTATACAGGCTAGAATGGCTGAGCCACAGCTTCGCTGGAAGCCTAACTTTAGGATAGAAGTTAACTTCTTGAAGACGCCCTTAACTGCAGATATAAACTATCCCTTTATTAAGAATAGGTCTGAGGTGGTGTATGCGATATCTGACGAAATAAGTGAGGGCTATATTAAGTTTATAAAGGATATAAATAAAGAGTATGATAAGCAACTTAGAAACTCTTTTCTAAATAGCATAAATAATGCTAGGGTTATCAATGGAGTAAGAGTCATAAACCCCTTTGAGAAGCATAAAGTAGATATTGACGAAGTTGTAGATGCTAATCCTCAGGTTATAGCAGGGCTAGCAAAGCTATACGATCACTTCAATAAAATACTTCAAGGAGTTGGTATAGAAGGTGTTGAGGTTGCTATGACACTTGACCCAACTCTTTGTGGATTTAGGCCTAAGGCTAGCCTTGGCTTACCAGGATTTATAGCCTATAGTCCAGTAGGTATAAATAAAGAGCTAATGAAGTCTAAATTTATACAAGCTGCAATAGCTGCTGGACAAGACATAACCAAAATGAAAGCTGCAAATGCTGCATTTACCTTTGTCCATGAGTATGCTCATATTAAAGAAGAGAACCATCAAGAGAGTTTTACCAGCGAAGTTGAAAGACTTAACATGGTTATAGGCTATAATGCCTTAGCAAAACTACAGGAGGAAGCATATGAACTTTTTAGCGACCCTAACTTCAAAGGAGGACTTCAACAGATTGAAGACGCTGTACTCCTCTATGCTGAAGACGAACCCATACTACAAGCTCTTTCTGCAAGCCAAGTTGGAAACGGGAGCTTTCTCTACACAGTCAGAGAAAACGTACCTCCAGCAGATGCTGGCGATAGCGGACCTGACAGAGGCAGAGGAGCTGGCAGCACAGAGCTCAGTAGCAACCCTTTCATCAGACCGCTTGCAGAGTTCCTCTCAAGAATCAGCTTTACAAGAACAGCCATTAACAAAGGAAGAGTGAGTATATGGAAAGAGTCTCTTCCTGATAACTTAGAGGCTCCTGTTGGAAAGACAAAGGAGGCAATCTATGAGGAGGGCGAACAGAAGATTAGAGTAGAAAAGATGCCTGAAGATGAGTTGTATTTGAGAACAGTCTTTGGACACTCTTATAACTCTGTCAAGAATAACCCTATGGCTATTCGTATTGCAAGGATGATTATTCAAGCGGAGAAACTCTCGGCCTTCAATAGTGAGCAAGGTGCTATATTCCTCGAGGGACAGCAGAAGATATTGACTGAGGCTGAACAGAGAGCTATGACTAAGCTTGGTCATAAGCTTATGGACTATGCTCGTCACCTTAGGAAAGATATCAATAGCATGGGAACCTATCCAGAAGCAGGCATAGCTGACATGGTTAATGAAGGAGTTATCAACATGCTCAGTACGTCCCCTGTCTCACAGGCTGTGAAGCAAGTATATAAGGCACTTAGAGAAGACTACCTTGAGCCTATGAAGCATAAGATTCGAGACTACCTCTATGCAGAGTTAAAAGGTGGCCTGGAGTTTGGTGACGCTTGCGAAGATGTTGTTAGAAAGATGAACCTTGGAAAACCTTTTCCAATAGCTGCTGTCTTGAATAAGTATAATATATCTTCCACAAAAGATATAGGAAAGTTCATGACTGAGCTTAAGGAGTACTTTAAGCAGACCAACGAGATAAATAACTGGGGTGAGGAGCATTATTGGACTCACTTCATGAGAGGCAATATAAAGGTAATAGCTGACGGCAGGGTTATCTCTGTAGCTATGGATAGTGATATAGCTATAGAACAAGCCCGTCGCTACCTTGAAGAGCATCCAGATGTCAAGAATATAGATATCACAAGTGGCTTCTATGGAGGAGACGACTTTGTAACAATGGTAGGTAGACGAAGATACTTTGCCATAAGAGGTAAGGTACGTAAGCTTATTCAGGAAGTAGAGAAAGGTCTTACAGACGTGCAGGCTGACCTTAAGGCAAGAGGTATTATATCAGGCGCTTTCGGTATTAAGCCTAGTATGCCTTTCGCTGCTAGTATGAAGAAGAGTAAGCATATCCTTCCTGGAGAGGAGAATATCTTCGATGCTCTTGCTATCTACAATAGAGCTATTAATAAGTATATAGCCTATGGAGAGGCATTAAACATGATGAAGAAGTATGGTGACTCTCTACCTCCAAATATAAGACGTAACCTTGAGAGCTCATTGAAGTGGAGCAAAGGGGCACTTAGTCCTCTTGATAAGATTGTTGATGAGGTTGTAAACAAGACAACATTTGGCTTGCTAGAGCCATCAGGCTCATGGTCAAAAGGGCTTGGAAAAGCAAGAGGTACAGTTGCTGCTTCGAAGCTTGGATATAGGATGGTATCTGCAGTCTATAACAACCTATCAGGCTATATGAACCCTTGGGCTGAGTATGGTACAAGGCAGCTCTTACGAGGTGTCTATCTTGCTCGTTCAGAGAAGGGGAAGCAGCTACTTACAAAATATGCTTATCAGCTTGGTAAAGGCGTTCTTGATGATGGCTCACATATTAGTGTTGCTAGGAAGACATTCCTAGGTCACATTAAGGGCGCAAAGACAATGCTACTTCCAACTGGAATGTTTCAGGTTGGCGAGCCTTATATCAGAGCAACTACATGGTGTACTGCCTATGATTGGATAAGCCATATAGAGCCTACACTTGGGGAAGCAGAGTGGGCTGACTGGGCAGAGCTTGCAGTTAATGAGTTGCAGGGAGGCAATACGATTGCAGAAGCACCTATGCTGCTTAGGTCTCCTGAAGGGCGCACTATTGGCTTGTTCAAACGTTTCCTCATACGAGAGGTAGAGCGTATATCAAGGAATAGGCATAACATACCTTTCTGGGGAAGGTACCTTGGCTTCATCATGGCAGTAGCCGGTCCTCGAGGTATCCTCTGGATGATAAAGAGTCTACCTATCCTTGCAACTATCTATGAGGTAACAGGGGATAGCGGATTCTTAGAGAAGCTTGAGGCATGGCTTATGGCTAAGTATCCAAAGGGAGCACATGGCTTGCCAGGTATCTTATTTGGTCAGACAGCAACAGGTCCTGCTACTATACAGTTCCCGCTCTCTTTCGGAGACTTTGCAGCAGCTGGAGCTATGGATGCTATTAATCTTGCGAAGCTGGTAAAGTCTGCAATAAAGGGAGAGCCTAACCTTGCTAAGAAGGCTGATGAGACAGCTCGTAGAATGGCACCTACAGCTCGTGGCATACTTGAGTCAATCGAGTCAGCAAAGAAAGATGGCTGGGTACAAGACGAGTATGGAAGTAAGATGTTCACCTTAGATAGTACATGGGATAGAGTATGGAACATCTTAGGGTGGAGGTCTGTAGACAGAGAATTTGATAGTCAGGTGCATAGAGTTAGAGTGCAGCTGATAAGAGAGCAGAGAAAGCTTGAACAGGCTATGATAGGAGAAGTTAGCAATCTAATACCACAGAAAGGTGCAGTTGAACGTATCTCCTATCTGATGGAGAGTCGTATTCAAGAGATGATTGATCGAGGTGTTGACCCTAAGAAAGTTCTTGAGAGAGCAAAGTGGAATCAGATACCTGTCAACTTCCGAGATGATATGAGAACTCGTACTCTTACAGAGCTTGAGAATATCTTAATGAAAGAAGAATATAGACGTCAGAATACGTCTCCTGGATTGGAAGATTTAAGATAGAATAGAGGGGCAACCATCGCCCCTCTGTTCATTTGTGAACATAGCCGTTACCGTTTTGCCTTTGACTTTGCTGTCATGCTTGGAGGTAACGATCCTCCCGTATTACATATCTCCTGTTTCGACTCTGAAGTAAGTACTTTGTAAGGTACTTTATCAGGGTTTGTCCCTATCTTATGGTCTCCACACCAGTCTGTATCAGGAAACACAACTGGGTAACCACCAAGTGTAGGACTGTGCCTTCTACATCTGCCTTCCTTCCTGAATGCTTTAGGAGAAAAATAAGCGCAGCTTCCGCAGCAATAATCTGTGACTCTATCCCATCTGTCCATCATCATCACCTCCTTCCTTTGTAAGATTGTCCCAGAGGATTCCCATCCCTCTAGACTCATATGTAACTAGAAAGGCAAGGTTGCATAAAGCATGATTAAGGTGAGGTAGTCCACTCTCCTTATCCGTCTTATTACCTTTAAGCCACTCTAGTAAGTGCCGCCGTAGGGAGGCATATATCCTACTATATAGGATGCCTCTTTCCCAGTTATGGTCTCCATACTTCTTTGCTCCATAGGTTAGAATCTCAGCTAGCATCTCCTCAACCTCTGAAGGTATTAAATCGAGTCTTAGCTTTCCTTCGTCTCTGTGGTCTCCCTTCACTTTTCCTCCTTCTTCTCTATTAATTCTGTACACAGATATTTAAGCTTAGCGTTGCAAAAGATGTCACAGCTAGCGAGTTTATTATGCTCCTTTCTATGGTAGCATATTAGATTACTACATCTGTCTACATCTTTACAAGGCGGTACTGTTGTCACTCCTTATTCTTCCTACTATCAGCTGCTGATAAGAACTGTATAACCATTGCTATAGGGGTACTACGCTCTATAACAAGGTTTCCAATCTCCATCAGAGACTTCATCCTATCTACGACACCAGTTGGGCCTCCAATAGATTTAATACCGTGCTCTTTCATGAAAGCAGTTAACCAGTTATTCCACTGAACATGTATTGGCCTAACCCAAGCGTCTTCAAGCTGGTCTTCATTATACCAGCTACACTCATCTGCCATATGAATTCTTGTGCAGAAGAGAGAGTGCACTAGAGTGACGGCAGTCTTCCTTTCTTCTGTAAGTATGCCTTTTTTAAGGGCATCTAAAACATCTTGAGTTAAAATAGCTTTGTCAGTAAGTGTCTTTAGTATCTCCTTCGCCTCTTCCTCTGATAAATTATCGATCTCGTTCATAGCGCCTCCTTTCTTTTTTATAATGGCTTCTTATATCTTATCACTCTATTTATATCCGACCCTCCATCACCTACATAGTCTACCTTCACACAGCCGGTCGATTCTAACGTCTCGATGACTCTTTCCATATCCTGCTTATCAGCATCATAGTAGAACTGTTGCATAAGGTCTCGCATTCTGACTTCTTTCTTTGCTGCTATAAACGTTAAGGCTCTAACCATGACGTCAGCTGACTTACTCTTCCCAACTCCAGAGAATACCTTAGGCATATCTGCCTCTGTTGTACTAAGAACGTTTATAGATCGTTCAAGCTCTTCCTCTCCTATAACCATATCATCTCTTACAGATGCACTCATTATCATACTAAGCTTCAGGATATGAGTTGGGCGTCTCTCAATATACCCTGCAAGACGCTGGTCAGTAAAAGGAGGGTTATCATCTTGAACAGAGTACCACTGTGCCCACTTTTCTAAGAATCCTTCTGTTATCTTAAACTCCCCAGTTAGCATAGATATACGCTCAAGGTCTCGTACCAGCTCGCTTCTCAGACGTTTTTCTTCTTCAGTCTCAACTGGAAGTATAACCGTCTTACCTTTCCTCGCTGCATATACTGCTATAATACGAGCCATGAGACCGCCACCTATTGCATCTCTCGGCAATGCTGTCTGTATAAGGTCTGGAGTTGTTGCACCAAATAAGTTGACCCATACACCTACAATATCATCAGTACCCATGTTCTTAGTTCGGTATGTCCATCTCTCTCGGCAGTCGAACCAGTCACACAAGTCAGACATTAGCTGCATATTATTGTAGCCAAGGAAGACAGTTAGCTCTTGGCTGAAGATAGTCAATGAAGCATGTATGTATATTGAGCCACCGTCTTCCTTAACCTGTGTATTGGTACTCTCCTTCAGCTCTCGAATAAGAGCCTCACGAGTTATTGACTCCGCTGCCATCTTTATACCTAACTCATTCAACATCTTAAATCCAGGTCCCATAGCAGTACCCTTACGACTACCACTAGGTCCGACTAGTACGATGTATAGGTTAGGAAAAATCTGCATCATCCCCCAAGGAAGATTGCATTTCCTCTGAAGACAAGAAGCTATCACTGAGATCGCTGTCCATAGCCTGAATTGGCTCGACGGCTCTGTGTTGTGAGTGTATTTCATGAAGCTGCTCAGCCAATCCTTTAATAGTCGTTTCTGCATCAATCTTTACCCCCTTCATATCTTTCTTACCTAATGTGATACACATAGAAACCTCAGCAGGGATTACGAACTCAGTTCCATGCCAAAGTAGGGATTGCTCAAGACTTCGTTTTATAAGCATAAGAGCAGCTGCATGATATTCCCAGCCTACAGATATCGGTATCTGAAAGACAGTGCTATCATGAACTTGGTCGAGTAGCTCAACAAACTCAAACTGCTCTGGGTCATAGTATATATAGTTAACGCCCCTTTCATTTATAATGTCTGCTACAGTGCTTTGTGGTATAAAGGCATAGGCGTCTTTAAAGAGCTGGTCACCCCATCTATTTAGGAATACGTAAGTCCTTCCCATGAGGTTTGTTAGCTGACGATTCTTTGCAAGAGCATTCTTAACCCAAGCATGGTATTGTCTAACGCCAGGGTATATTGTATGATACCTTTCAATAAGTGCCTTAGCCTGACTTTGAGGCATATCAAGTTTTAAGGAAGCTGTAATGTAGCCGAGGTCGTAGTTGAAACTGTGATTAGATTTCTTTCCCCAGAATCGCCATGTAAACTCACCTGTGCCAAGGTTGCACTTTATTCCAGCAGCATCTTGAGCCTTTATCTCATCATAAGGTAGGCCACTTAATAAGTTAGCTGTCCTACTATGCACATCTACTCCAGTTTCAAATGATTCTTTCATAAGAGGCTCAGGCGCTATGTATGCTACTATACGATTCTCTGCCTGGCTTAGGTCAACGTTATACATAACATACCCTTCATCAGGCATTATAAAGTACCTAAAGACGTCAGGTAAGTTCTGTATATTGCCACCTTGCCCAAAGATATCTTCAGATGATGATAATCTACCATACCTAGTTCCAACAGGATTCATAGCACTTCTGAGCCTATTATCACTGCTGGTAAGTTGCATATCAAAATAGGTAGATTTTAGTTTTGCCATCTTCCGTATGTTTCTTAAGACGATTGCCTCCTCAATACCTTTCCTTGCAATACGTCTCAAAGCATCATCATCAGTGGTAATACTCTTCCCTTTATAATACGGCTTTAGCCCTTTGACACGGTAGAAGTGGTCTGCTAGCTGTGTATTGCTACCTATATTGAATAGAGGAGTTATCTTCCTGTACTTCTCATACTCATTCTTCGGTAGCGTTATATCTCCCCCACTCTTATTAACAATAAGATATGACTCACTTTCTTTATCTACCTTTATGCTAACATCCTTATTAACTATCTTTCCAAACTTCAGAGCGTTAGCCTTTATACTCTCGAGGGCATCATTACTTGCTTTCTTCATTCCCTCAACATTGACCCTCATCCCTCTCTCTTGTATATACATCAAAGGAGGTATTAGTCTCACTTGACGATTGTATGTAGCATTGTTATTCTGCCGAGTTACTTCAGCTTCTATCTTTGGTAATGCCTCTATACATACAAGGCTATCCTTAGCATTATATACCCAGAAGTCTCGCTCACTGCCACCCATCCTAAACCATTTCTTCCCTTCATCTTTATAGTAAGGCTCTTTGGTATAGACACTTGTTATAAAGTCGAGGCCTTTTGGAAAGTCAGGACGGGCGATTGCTTGAGCTATCATTGTGTCGTCTATGTTAACTGTCTTAATTCCATATCTATTATACAAGAACGAGCAGTCAAAAGCACCATTCTGAAATACTTTGACTATGTGCTGGTCCTCAAGAATATTGGCTATCCTTAGCCATACAGACAGTTCTTGCTCAGGTGCAAAGTAGTCATTTCCACCGCTTACAAAAGGTATGCTTATACCTCGAGATGGCGATGGTGCGAAGGATATACAGCTGACCTCTTCATTCATTACTTCGATATCAACAGCTGTATAGTTGCAGGTCTTGACTACTTCAAGGAAAGCGATTGCTTCTGAGTAGGCAGGCTTTACAACAATATCTCTCACTGGCAAGATAATATCAGGGCTTTCACTCTCAGCAATAATCCGCTTTAGGTCAAGACGAATAAAGTGAGTATACATATACTGACGTAGGGCAGCTGATGGGTGTATGATAGGTATTACCTTTCTTCCAGGCAACAGTGTACTGGCATATATAGACCCACGCCTCCTAACTATCCCTACCTTTCCTGTCAGCGTGTACATAGCAGGATTACCAACTGCTACAATTACATTAGCAGGCATCTGATATAGTTCGCCTCGCAGCATCTCCACATACATCTTATACTCTGGAGTCTCAAAGGCATTACCCTTCCTATCAAACTTCAAGAACTTTGTAAAGTCATTCCCTGGCGGGCGTTCCTTCACTACGTTAGTGATATAGCACTCACTTCTTGGAAGCCCAACCAAGTGCATTAGCTTCGTTAGCTCCTGTCCAGCGTTGCCGATAAAAGGTCTAGGTGGTCGAGCCCTTTCTTCTTCTTGTCCAGGGGCCTCTCCGACTAAGATTACCTTAGCATTTGGATTACCCTCTCCAGGTACTAATATTTTATTCACTTATATACCTCCTCCTTTAACCACTCATAGACATGAACAATAGCATCTTCTATCTTATCAAACTTCATTACGTCAGGCGCTTGATTATACCAGCCAAACTCATACATATATCTAATACACCACTTACCGCCTGGTCTGGTTATAATAAGTATCCACCTAAAGCCGTGCCACTGTATCTCGGCTGGCAACTTTTCTATTATGTCTAGTGTCATTCCCATGTCGGCTCTGTTCATTAATGAACATAGCTGTTATATGAGCCAAGCTCACCTTGGTCTACTCTAACAGCAAATCTGTCTTTATATGCTTGTGTTAGCTCGTATCCAAAAGCCCTCATATCAAGGTTGCTTGCGGCTAGTATAGTGTTCCCGCTACCAAGGAATGGGACTGCTATTACTGAGTTAGGCTTTGTAAATGTAGATAGGATATCTTGTATCATCTCTATTGGGCGCTCAGTTGGATGATTCTTTCTTTGCGGTGGAACTGGTGGGTATAAGAAAGTGTTAGCACGACCACGTTTCTCGATAACAGCAGCCTGCTTTCGTGCATAGAAGAACATCTCATATGTACTTGCCAGATAGATATCAGGTTGCATCGTTTGACCTGCTGACTTTATCCAGAGAGCAGGTATCCTTCTGCACTCGAAGTTATGACGCCTGATTAGGTTGTATACAATCTCAAACCAAGGCTCAGGACCAAACCATGCTATCAACCAGCCTGTTGGCTTTAGGATGCGGAAGGCTTCTTTGAAGACTCGATCAAGAAAGGCAGGATACTGGTCCTCAGGTACTTCATTATAGCCATCCATCTGCATCGCAAGACCGTCTGCACTCTTCTTTAGGCTATGTAAAGCAACAGCATATGGAGGGTCTAGTTCAACCAGGTCAACTGACCCAGTTGGTACCTCTCTTATCCCATCGAAGAAGTCCTTTATTATGAAGCTGTTTATAAGTTCAGCCTTTGCAACTTCCTCAGGTGTTACTGCCTTCTGTTCTGCAATCTGTCGTGCAAGATCTTTCATCGTCATATCTCGCATGACGTTATCTATACGTTTCAGTGCCTCACCTCTGTCTTTGCACTCTCCCAGTTCTGGCATTACTGCTAGTATCTCAGCCAATCTTATATCTTGAGATACGGCTCCAACTGCTCTCCCGAGAAACTTAGCCGTATCACGTTGAGACCAACCAGCTGCATCAGGATTTGTACTCTTCTTCTCTCCATACTCAGCCTTATGCAGACTATCTATCTCCTTCGACAGCTGAGCACGTTCCTTCCAGTCAAGGTCCTTCCTCACTGCATTTTCCGTTAGCTCTATTATCCGCTGCTCAGCCAACGTCAGCTCTTTATCATATATCCTAACTGGTATCATCTCTATCCCAGCCTGCTCTGCTGCCTTAAAGCGTCTGCCTCCTGCCAGCAATAGATAAGGCTTATCATCACCTCTCCACATTACTGCAAGAGGTTGTATGATACCTTCACTCTTTAATGACTCAGCAAGCTCTGTTATATTACCGTAGTCTTTACGAAACCGCTCTCCAGGCTCAATCTCCTTGATGTTGATAATTCCTACTTTCACGATTTACCTCCCATTGTTTTTAGTAGAGTTGATAGTTGTGTATCTGAAAGCCCTTTTAATAGGCCATCGATTTTCTGTCTGACTGGCTTTGCCTTCTCAGCAGGTGCCTTACGTATTCGTCTATTGGCTCGTATAGCCATAATAATCTTCATAGCACTATCAGTGCTTAGCTCACTAATGCTACTCTTCAGATGATGTATCGTTGCCACTTTGAGCCTCCTTTACTTTCAGTAAGTCTATTACACTGACTTTATCTGATAAGATGGCACCTATTGCAAGGTCTCCATGCTTCTCTATTGTATCTAGTAGTACATCGAGGACTTTTACAAGAAGACGCCCCTTCGAGCCATATGGTACAAGCCTTATGAAGCGACTATACTGTTCCATTGTTAAGTCGATTGATAACCGAGGTCTATATCTTCCCACTGTTTTCCTCCTCTATGATAGATAGTTTGTCCATTTGCATATAGTGTCGCTATGTGTCACGTTTGGCACGTTCCAACACCTCTCCCACTGTCAGGGGACGGGAGATAGTGCCGGAGCCGTTACAAATAGGTATTGTATTGTGTCCTTTGGATGAATATTCACATCCATCCTTACCGGGACAAGCAGGCATATATTGTGTAGTGGGACATTTTTCTGGTATCAGCACATCGGTAAGGTCGTCTTTGTGAAACCAGCCATGCTTTCTCATCTTATCGCTGTTTAACTGGTCGCACACTTCACATACTCCCGATGATATATCATAGCCATGAGGCGGTATCCACCCTTCCTCTTTTAACAGGGAGAGAATTTGGTCGGCAATTTCATTACCGACTTCTACTATATTTAACGATGTGTCTTGATGCATGTATATTGCCTTTATAATCTTATTGGCTATCTTATCTTTCATCGTACCTCCTTCCACCAATACCATCTCCACGCTATGAATTTATAGCACCACTGTTTGCGGATGGTGTATTTAAATATCATCGTTCCTCCTTCCCCTCAGCGAATAAGAGGGCGGGATGCTTAACTTTGCCACTGCAAATGCCTTTGTCATATTTTGAGCACGTGAATATCATATCTATTGTACTTAATGTAGGACAAGCACTTATCTCACATTTTCCGCCCATATATTCCCACTCTTTAACCACCTCTGGTTGCAGCAGATAGGTGAGCAAATTGTCGAGGGAAAGGATAGAGTTTAATACTGGTGTTAAATCCCAAATACTTCCTTCATGTGGCGAATAATCATAACACCATCGAAGATAGCATTCCCATACCTCCGCCATCTCCTTTTCCATCCATTCTTTAATGGTCTGAAAGCCGGAGAGATTACGGTAATAATCAAAATTGGGGTATCTATCTGGCGGGATTAATTTTGAATAGAAGACCTCTCCACAATCACATTTCCATTTACCCAAACAAGGAGTAATCTTCCATTCGTGTCGATGATTTCCTATCAACTTATCCCAAAATGTATTCTTCTGTTCGCTGGTTAACTCTTCGATTTTCATGGTTTCACCACCCCAACCTTTTTGATATTTCAGGCGTGAATCCTCCAAAATGTTCAAATAATCTTTTCTTGAAATATTGTCCAGTTTCTCCAGAAAGAAGATTACCCCCAGATGGAGAGAATCTCCACGTTCTACATAGATCATAATGGTTCATGCTATCAATCTGAGCCTTTAATTCCGGTGTTAGTTCATATTCTTTCATGGTGTCACCTTCTTCCCCTGCTTTCTGTGAGTAGCCTTTAACTGATTTTTTGCTTTGTCGGGCCAATCGGCAGTATTAGGTGTATCAAATGAGCCAGTCATTTGTTCTATGTCCTGCCGCGAAAGAGCGTGATTATAGAACACCACGCTTCTATCCTCATCGTTAAACCATGTTACTATTGTATTCTTTTTGAACACTATGGTAGTACATTTATTATTAATGACAATATATGATGGTTTCATGGTGTCACCTTCCTGCATCTTTTATTGCCGTACTTCGCATTACATCAATTACCTGTATAAGAGAAAAAACCAGCGCACCCAGAGTTTCAATAGAGTTTAGGTCTGAATGGGTTTTTATCTCCACATTTTTTGCCACTCTTGTTAATTCAATACTCACCTTCTTAACTTGTTTTCTTTTTTCATCTCCTCCTCCTTTTAAGTGGGGACAGGCTTCACAATAGCGTGCACGACTCGGACTCCATGTAGACCGTATTGCTGCCTGCCCCCTTGCCGCCTAAGAACTCTCCTTCTTCTTCTTCTCCTCTGCATTTCTATGGGACTTGTACTTCCTTCCTCCTTTACCAAAAGTTTACCATCCCCTTTATATACATAATAGTAAACCACACTGATACAGCGAAAATTCCCCACGCCTTATCTTTATAAGCAGAATACATCCAGAAAGGCTGTCCTATTATTCCTGTTAAGAAGCCAAGAGCATATAGCTCTCTTGAACTAAATAGAAGAACTGTTATACAACTGAAGACTACTATAAACGCCTGTGTCACATTCTTACTCACGCTACCTCCCATTCTTCTTTTGAAAGAAAATAGGCAGGATTATTAGTCCTGCCTATCCTTATGCACAGGCTACTTGCCTGGCACCCATCTCCTGACCCTGTTAGAGGAGCCGTACTCTGCATCTTCCTCTTCTTTCAGAATCGCCCAGGAAGTGTTTCCGATGTACTCCCTCAGGTCTACACTGCCTGACAGCGGAATTCCAAAGGCGGTATAGAAGTCACGGACTGCTCTCAGCCTGTTATTCTTTGCTTTATCGGTGTCTCCTTCGGTTGGAAGCATCATAACGTGGTTAATGAGCTTCGCATTTGGCTCTTCGAAAGGGTCGAGAAGAGCATATATGAACTTTCCGCCTGTCTTTTTGCTGACTCTCACATCAATGTCTGTGAGTTTTAGGTTGGCTTCACTGCCATCAGGCAGCGAGGTCATGTCGGGTACTTCACCAAGGTCTGTCCCGAGGTCAATGTTGATGCCTTCATCCTGTCCTTCAAAATCTTCCAGTGTCATAGTACTACCTCCTATAGGTTATTTTGTTTGTTGCCTGTTTTCAAGCCTTCCATACGATAGGCTTGTCTTCTGTTGGATAGCCAGCTTTCGCCAGTATCTTCTTTATGTCCTGCTCTTCGTACATAGATATCTTGCCTTCCTTAGATAGCCGAGACCTACATCTGTATATCCCATTCTGCCTTGTTAGCAAAACGTAGGCTGGCTCGTCTTTAGTTGTCTGCACCATCGCTGCATAGATCTCGTCAAACATTAAGGGCAGCGTCATACTCATCTGACCAGTTACGAGAGGGCCGATGAACTTCTTCGATGTATTCTCATCAGTCCTAAGGTCAGGGTGTGCGATTAGAATAACATCACAAGGCAATGTGAGGATATCCCTTATCAAAGGCTCAAGTACCGACCTCTGGGCTACATAATCGTTCTCAGCCCCAGCACCTGACTGCGGTATGCCATCTTTCCTCCCACGCTTCTTTAGGATAAAGTTCATTGCTGCTATCCCAAGCGTGGTCATACTATCGAGGGCATAGGTGCCGAAGTAGTTGAAGTAGCCATTATCCTTCCTCTCCTTGAACGTCTTCTCATATAAGACAACTGCCTTGCCTTCCTTTGGGTCTTCGTTCTCATACCTGCTATCCACAATTATCCTTCCCTCAGCAATTCCCCTTCGTAAGACCTTAGTCCCACCTGGGTCAAAGCTGTCAACATGGAGAGGCATTCTGCAGGTATCAAGTATGCTCGTCTTTCCTGTGCCTATGTCACCAAAGATAAGGGCACGGTAATACTTTGTTGTAACACTACTATCGTACAGAGCCTGTATCTCTGACACCGCCTTCTTAATATCAAGCGGTTCTTTCTTTGTTACTATCTGTTCTGCCATTTACTTGCCTCCTTACTTCTTTGCTTTCTGCTCTTCATCAAGCCTCTTTGCCTCAGCAAGGACTTCTTTACTATTTATCTTTAGAAGAAGTCCAAGAAGGCTGGTTGTTAAACAGCTTCCAAAAGTTCTGTCTACCAAAGCTGCATCTTCCGTCTGTGGATAAACTCTCTCAACATAAGTATTTAGTGGCATCTTGTTCACCTCCTTTCTGGCTATGTTCATTTATGAACATAGGTTAATTGGAACCTGAAGGTAATATGATATTTACCTTCACCTGCCCTGTTACAATCATCTGAATTGCATCAAGCATCATTAGGATAGGCTGTACCATATTTACTACTCCCTCCAGCTTAAGTTCCATCTTATTTGTCTCATTGTCGTACCTTATCCCGATAATTGTATACTTCACTACTTGAGGCGGACTCATATAGTTACCACCTTCTTTGCAGTCAGCTGATAGTCTGCAGGATTCCAGTACTCCGTATGAAAGCCTATGGGCAAGTCAAATATATGCCGAAGTGGGTTAGCCCACGCTAGGCATAGGTCCATATACTCGCAACCGAAGTAGTCAGTGCAAGCAGTTGGATTCTTGGTAAAGGCTCTCAGCACTGTATCATTCTCTGTACACTCTCCTAAGAGAAGAGAGAAATCTTCCTCAATCCTATCAAGCCAATACATTACTGTGCAAATCCAGTCCTCCATCATCTCCGGAGTCTTCCTCACAAGCTCACGATGGAACTTTATTTCTCCTGCCGACTTCTTACCTTTCTGAAAGGCGGCTCCGTTTATCTGAACGCCCCAGACCTCATCTGCCTTATATAAGCAGTATAATACGTGGAGGTATGTTCCGAGTTGTATCTTCAGCTTCCATTGGTCTATCCATTGCCTACTGAAGGAGCCGGCTGTCTTATGCTCACGACTTATTATCAGGCTATCAGCCTTCCTGATAATAGAATCCATCCTGAAGTTCAGACGCTTTTCTCTCAGGACAGGAACAGACCCTGCGATCTCAGTATACAAGCACTCTTCACCCTTATCAATAGGCTCGTACTCTTTTGCGTACTCAACCAGCCCCATAAGTCCCATACCAGGAACCTTTGGAAAGCGCTGGTCATCTGTTTCCTCGTTGAAGGCTTCTCGATACTTATGTTCAAGGAGCATATATCCAGCGAGAATTGCTTCTTGAGTATAGCCGTGTATGAGCATATGTTCCATAGCAAGATGCCATGCCTCACCAAATATGAGGTGCTCAGATGGCTTATCCTCACGCCAGCCGAGGACATACTGATAGAAGTACTTCCTCGGACAGCTCATGTATGTTTCTATCTTTGAAGAATCGTGAATGTTCCAAGTCTCATGAGGCTGTATCATTATTCCTCCTCTTCCTCACCTTCGTCAAAGGACTCATCAGACTCATAAGCATCGCACTCTCTTACCTCACCATCTTCCTGAACTGCACTTTCAAGACCATCGCAGTCTGGAAGCATGTCCTGATGTTCGCAAGTGTCACAGAGACTTCCTTCAATAATCTTCGCCATACTTACCTCCTTATTTTATTTTAGGTGGCCTACCTGCTCCTGCCATATACCAAGTATGCCCATCCCACTTACTTATACTTCCATCATCGTTTAGCTCAATGACTTCTTTTAGCTTCACCTCCTTTATCAATGATACACAGTGCTTACATGGGTTCACTGCTACTATTCTTTCCTCAGTCTTCACATCCTCCCCATACGCCATAAGGCTATAATCACTAAGGACACTCATCTCTCTTAACCCATTCAAGATTGCCATTTCTTCAGCGTGGAGGGCAGGACAGGTATGATAACCCTGTCCTATCTCCTCACTAGCCCTATAACACTTTTTACACTTTCCAAATGGAGACTGATTATGCCCTTTCGAGATTATATAGTAGCCACTAAGATGGCTTCCTATAATAGCTGCACTAAAGTGGCGCCGTCTACACTCAGAAAGAGCTGCCTCTTGCATCAAGATTATCTGTATCTCTTTTAAAGTCATTTTTCCATGTCCTTGATTTGATCTTCGATAGTGCCTCCTTTTCCTAAGAGGTCACTAAGCATCAGCTTCCTATCAACATACTTCCCATTCTTATACAACAAGATATTTAACCTGCCGTGTATGAAGCTAAAGCAGGCACATGCAACGCAACTCATTACCGTCAAGCCTGTTATCAGAATATAGTCATCAGGCGAAGATGCTCTAAGGACCATAGAGAAATCCCTATACATCTTATTGACAGCATACCTATTTGCTATGCCCTCAGATAGGAACTGTATCCTTCCATATCGAGTTGCATCAGAGAAGTCATGACCTCCCTTATTTACTATATATACATTTGGCACTTGTATCACCTCCCTATTATATCTGCTATGAAGTACGCAAAACCAACTGCGGCGAGGAACGTCAGTATTACCCGCAGCATTACCTTTCCCACCCTTTCCTAATAGGGAACTCATGATTGAAGCGACGCTCGTCTATTATCTTCTCAATGCGCTTGAAGATTGCCAGAGGAGTCCTATCATGAGAAGGAGCAAGAGCTTCGCAGAAACACATGAAGGCTGTCTTTATCGCACCCTCTTCATTAGGTCCCCAGCTGAAACCAAATCTCGAAGGGAGCCCTTGTGCTAAGTTGTTACGTCTTGCCTCCTCACGAGCATCTAGTGGTCTCTGATGGTAAAAGACTTTCTCAGGCTCTGGAATATTTCTTATAGAGATTGCAGCTATCTCTGCTGCTCTCATAGCACTCCTAGCATCTGCTGCAGCTTTAATCGCTTGCTCAGTTCTCTCTTTCAGCTGTTTAAGCATGTAGCTACTACCTCTGATGGCGTCTTGAAGGCTCTCAAACATATGGTCTCCTGCAACAACTTCTTCTGCGATGCTAGTCCTTATCCTATCTGCTATCTCCTGTGCAGACTCTTTCTTTACATCTTTCTTCTTTGTTGTCATACCTTATCCTCCTTATCTGTCTTTTGTAGTATTCCCGTATATACTGGGAACCTTGGTACTCCTCTTCCCGCTGTTAGATGCTGATATGAGATCTCAACACACTTACCAGGAAGTGTCTCCTTTACCTTCCATAATACAGCCCTATTAATAGCTGTGAAGCCGGTACCTACATTGAAGGCTGTACCATCGTTGCCTCTGCATACTAGTGCTCCAAGCGTGCCTTTAGGTATACCATACTGGTCTACTTCCTGCGTAACTCCGATTATCTCATAGATGTCGCTCTTCTTCGGCTTGAACTTCATCATCGTTGTAACTCGCCTACGCTCATAAGCAGCCATAGGATGTCTTATGACAAAGCCTTCATACCCTTCAGATATGAAGTTATCATATAGCTGCATAACATTGTCAAGCGTGCTGGCTGGTCGAGGTTTTACAAGCCTTATTATATCGCCCTCAAGGTCTGATAGCATATTTATTAAGTCTGCAGACCTCCTCAGCTGAGATGCATCTGAGACATAGTCGAAGACATGATATTGTATATCTTCAAAGCCACTATGTATATTTGTTGTTCTTGATGTTCTGGAGACAATCTCCTCAAAAGGCATACCATGACGGTAGAGCTCTCCATCGAGCTCAACATTCCTAAGCCCGCTTCTCATTAGCTCTCCAGTGATGTGAGGCACACTGTCTATTGGATTTTCTTCTGATGATAAGAGGATAACATCTCCCTCATTATCAATGATAGCTCTACAGCGAACTCCATCGAGTTTAGGCTGGACTAGATATAAGTCTCCCCAGGAAGCCAGCCGCTTTTCTTCAAACGGGTAGCAAAGCATGATGCCTTTACGCCTTGTCCACTGTGCCATTATGTTCCTCCTTAAAGCTTGGAAGGTATGGTAGCTTCCCTCTATGTAATACTACTATATCAGTTGGCTTGAAATCTTTCATAAGAATTGTGCCATCTGGAAGGGATGCCTCAAGAGTCGTTGAGATAGTTCTTCTTGAGTGGATAGCTTTTTTCCAACACTCTGCCATCTTCTTTGAAGAAGCTGAACAATAAAGAAATGCTATTCCCTTATTTCGATACTTTCTCCCTTCTCCTTCTAGGATAGCGAAACTTCCTTCACTCAGATACCGACGGATAAATGCACTAGCTTTAAGTGGACTATCGAAGGCAAAGATAGCACCGAAGGCAGGCACTGTTACCTCTCCTACCTTATACTCAAGGACTCTTGGCTCGATAGGCTCAGTGGGAAAGGCGGTTCTTAATATATATTCAAGATTTGAACATAGGTAGGTTCTACACGACCAGTATCTGTTGCTTTTGATAGTTACAACTTTATAAGCTTTCATCCCTTATCCTCCTTATATTCTTATAATGTGACGCCCAATGGTGGAAGTCACTAATACAAAAGGAAGGGCGGCCTAATCATTACCTAATCTAGATTGCTCTGATAAGCCGCCCAACCTGCAGTGCACTGGGAGGTGCGCTGTATCTTTCCTTACTTCGCTTCTGCTGCCGACTGCTTCAGGGTCTCGATAAAAGCAAGCTGCTCTTCCTGAGACATCTTTGCAAACTTGTTCTTGATAACTGCCACAGGGTCGATAATCCTCGGCCTTGCCACGCCTGGCTTCCAGCCATCCACCAGGGCTTTGATCTCGTCTTCTGTCTTGCCCTTCACAAGCCCATCACGAATGGCGCCCTGAAGTGCGATAACTTCATCGCTGACAAAACCTGCGAAGACTACTTCAGCTCCGAACATGCTGACAGCCTCATCGAGGTTATCACCGAAGTCAAACTCTGTCTTGAACTCTCTGTTCACTTTTGGTGCAGATACTTTAATCTCTTTCGCCATACCTTTGTACCTCCTTATTTTGTTTTAATTGCTCTGTTCATAAATGAACATAGCTTGAACGATTTGAAGCAGACGCTGCCACCTCCCTCATTATGCCACAGTATACACCATAAACACATAGTTGTCAATAACAATATTCATAGATGATGTGATATGCCTCATCGCCTATACCTTAAGTATGCCTCATCTGTGCATGGTACTAGCTTCTTGATATGCTCTTCCCATATCACCTTATCTCCTTCTGCTGCTACCTCTTCGATGGAGTGGTCAGTAAAGTGGCAATAGATTGCCCAATCTGCTACTCCTCCACGTACAGCAACCCACCTTAGCATCTTCTCACTCCCCATCATGTTTATGCCTTCTGGAGAGTCAATACATTCGCCAGTTGCAAACTTAGTCTGAACGGGCATATCTTCCAGCTGCTTAAGTGTTAGCACTGTGTATCACCTCCTTATCTCTGTACTACTTTTTTGAAGTGTGTTTCCATACCTTCCTGCTAATGCTAAGCAGTCTTCACACCTGTTGTTATTAGTAACATAAGATGTAAATAGCCTGCACCATTCAACTCCACCTTCATTACTGAAGTAGTCACACTCAAACCTCACTCTTCTCTCAATAGGAATGCCTTTACAAGTAGGTCATTCCTAAGCACACGGCATCCTGTATCCTCTTCAGTAGTGATTGAGCATCCTCTTGCCAGCCTCGGTGGGATAATCCTCAGCTCCACGCCATTTGAGTTATACAACTTCTTCGACCTTCTCTTCTTGTTCCACTTCCTAAGCATGTTCCATGTCTGAGAGAAATCTCTCATTAATACACCTCCTCCTTTTTTTTTTTTTACTTGAATAATAACGCTGTAAATAGGCATGATGCTGTAATCCAGCCTAAGGTATCATGCCAGTTCTTATCGAATACCGCAAAGACGATGTTAAAAGCACTTGCAACTAGGCCGATAAAGTGTACATA